GGTCAAAATTAGATTTATTTAACCAGAAATATAACGAGACTTTATTTAATAATCACCCAAACTTTATCCAATGGAAAAAATCGCAATCTGTATAACTACTAGGAATAGGCATTCTGTTTTAGATTTTTCTTTAGCTGAATGGAAAAAATATAAACCTAAAAATGCTAAAATATTTATTGTTGATGATGCATCAACTATACCAGTAAAGAATGCAAATTTTAGGTTTGATAAGCAGCAAGGAATAGCAAAAGCAAAAAATAAATGCTTGGAATTAGCTGAGGATTTTGATTTTGTTTTTTTAGCAGACGATGACATTTACCCAAAAATTAAAGGATGGGAAAAACCTTATATTAAATCCAATCTGAATCATTTGGCTTTGACATTTGAAAAAAATCACAGAAATCAATTTTATAGTCCATCAGTAAGAAAAGAAGGAGAATGGAATGGCTTTACAACTTATAAAGCTCCAAATGGATGTTTGCTTTTTTTAACACAAAAGACAATTAAAACGGCTGGAGGTATGAGGCCAGAATTTAGCATTTGGGGATTTGAACACGTTGAATATAGTCAGAGGATTAACCTACTAGGATTAACTCCGTATCCTTACATTGATTTGCCAAATAGCCTAGATTTATTTCACGTTTGCGATTATTACAATGAGTTTAAAAGTTCAATTCCAATAGATGTAAAAAGAGAAAGTGGGAAACATAATTTAAAAGTATGGGAGGAGCTTGGAGGTAAACCAGAATTTGTTGCTTACAAATGAAAATATTTTATTCAAACCCATTTAGCTTAGACAAAAACATTGGCAAAGCCTACAATGAATACTTGGCCAGCATAAATGCAAATGATGACGATTGGATAGTGATGCAAGACGGAGACATATTGTATCTGACTCCAGATTGGGGGAAGAGAATACATGATGCTTTGTCTTTAGATGGAGACAAATTTGGTTTGGTGGGATGCTATACCAATCGCCTAAGATCAAAGCACCAACTGCATGGAAAAGCGTTTAGCAGCGATTTAAACATTAGAAACCATTACAACATCGCCATGTCATATGAGGGGGGTGGGGTAGAAGAAATCAAAGATTATATTGCCGGATTCTTCATGGCATTTCAGTACAAGACTTGGAAGAAAATTAAGTTTACTGAAAATAGCTTGGCTTTTGATTCTTTGTTTTCGATGAGAGTTAAAGAGCTTGGATTAAAGATTGGTTTAATGCGTTCACTATATGTTTTCCATTCTTACAGACCTTGGACTGATTTCGAGCCTTGGAATGAGAAAAAACATTTAATGAAATAAATAGTATCTTTATGATAAAATTATTAGTTGACCTAGCACCATTTCATAAAGACGAAGTAATAAGCGTAGGCAAGACTTACGACACTTACCTAGTTGACAAAGGGTTAGCGGTTTGGGTCAAAATGGACAAACAAGAAATTAAAACAAAATGAGCGTAGTTAGACCCCTCGACATTAGATATTCCTTTTCGGTTGCTACTGAGCCAATTACTTTGGCAGAAGCTAAGGCCTGGATGCAAATAGATTTCTCAGATTGGGATACACTAATCACTAACGAACTTATTCCAGCGGCTAGAAACGAAAGTGAGAAGGCAAGCGGAATGCTTTACGTAGAAAGAAATGTGGTTGTAACAAATAATAAAACTGGACAAAGAATTTATCCAATTGGCCCTTGGGTGGCGGATGTGACAACTGACGAAACAGAGGTAGAAAATTACACCTATACTGCTGGATTTAATAACTCAAATCCTTTGCCTCAAGACCTTCATGTAGCTATGCTAAAAAGGATTGCAACTGATTTTGCATTTAGACAAAACATGATTAGCGTTCAGGAGCAATATGCACAAAAGGCTAGTATTTCAACAGAGTTAAAATATAGAGCAGACTTATTCGTATGATAAATTTTGGGAAGTATGATCAAAAGGTTGAGTTTATAACTTTTTCGCCAGTAACTGACGGAGCTGGCGGAACGATTATAAGTCCAGCAACATCTTTATCTACCTTTGCATCTGTAAATCAAACAAACGGTGGAAACGCTTTGGAGGCTGGGGAAATGGTTTTGCCAAATACTTATACAATTGCAATTCAACATCGCGTTTCTTTTGTTCCTAGCGAAAATTATCAGGTATATTATCGTAACCGCTATTACAAAATTATTGGGGTTCAATTAGATGAGCAACGGCAACATAAAGAATACATAATTAAAATGGTTGGAGTATAATGGCAGTAACTTTTAAAGGATTCGATCAAGCTTTGGCTTATGTTAAAAAAAAAGAAACTGCAATGGTTGAAGCGGTTAAAGATGTTTTAGCTAACACAGCAACAGATGTCGAAAAACAAGCAATTGCATCTGCCCCAACTCAATGGGAGGGATTCCCGTTAAACATTAAGCAAAAAATTGATAAAAAATCTTCTAACAATGGATTGTTATGGCAAGTTGGTGTAGATGTTCCAACAACTGGTGAACAATGGGAGGCTTGGATGGAATTTGGCACAGGATTAAGCGCTAGAGAAATTTTATCAAATCCACAATATTCTCAAGAGGTTAGAACTATTGCTAGGACGTATTACAGAAATGGTAAAGGTCGTATTATTGGACAGCCTTACTTAATGCCAGCATTTTATAGGAATTCGGCTAATTTAGTAAATGATATGGTAGACGAAATAAATAAAGTTCTAAAATGAGAGAAATAGCCACCGACATACGAATTGCCGTAATTAATGCAATCACTCCTCTGACTCTAAGCGGAGTTACTATTCCAATTTACGATACGGAATTACCGCCAACAATTAATCCAGCTAGTTATGTTAATTCAGCTGCTTTTGTTCTTATAACAGACCAAAACGAAGCAGAAACAACAAACAATGATTGTTCGATTAGACAAAACGCAACCATTCAAATTAATATCGTTACCAAGTTTCCACAAGGTAGCGGAGGCAAGAAATTATCGGAAAATATTTCAAATGCTATTCAGCAAAAAATGACTTTGGATTATTTGACATTTCCAGGCGATTTGCAAGTTTTAGATATTCGAAAAAACTTTAGCAGAACTCAAATCGAGCAAGGGAGTAGCCAAATCGCTTACCAAAAAATCTTGTCTTATACGTTGGATATTTTCTTCGTGTCTTGATAATTAAAATTTTATGTATATTTGTTAAAACGAATAAGCAATGGCAACATATCAATTAGGCAATTTCTTTACATTTGAGTGGAACTCTCTTCCAGTCGTTTGTAAAACTTCCGCTTCTGTTTCTATCTCCAACGAATCTGTAACCGTTAGAAACGATTGCACCGGAGACTATGGAGTTAGACTTGAAGGCGGAGACAAATCAGGTTCTTTCTCTTTCTCAGGAGACCTAGATTTTGCATCTACTGGAGTATCTAACCTTTCAGCTTTTGATTTGATGGAAGACATCGGAAAAGTATTTGAATTGGTTTTTGGAGGTACTGAGTCAGGCGACAAGATCATTACAGTTGACGCGCAATTAAACTCAATTGAAATTACTGCTGAAAGAAACTCTCAAATTTCATTCTCAGGAACTTTTGATTTTGCTGGCGCTCCTGTTATTAGCGTAATACCAACCTAAACAAAATATATGGCTAAGTACCATTCAGCTCCTTTTAAAGAAGGGGAGATTTTCTTTTACCCAAATTTGGGCGCTTTGGCGAACTTTGAGGATTTTACACAAAAAGGAATTGCCGAGGCATTTAATGGAAAATCAATTCCAAAACTAGATTTAATCTATGTTTTGTTGCTAGAATGCCACAAAGTGGCTTGTATTCGTAAATCCCTTCAGCCAGTAGAAATTGATGAGTTAAAAACCTGGATTGAGGGCAAAGATGTTATGAATATATTCAACGAGGTTTTAGCTGACCTTTTAATTGAGCTTGGCATTGGAAATCCTACCGAGGAAAAAAAAAGGTAAATGATGAAGAGCAGACAACTGCTCGTGAATATTTAATGCTGCTCGTGGGGCGTACTAAGGTGCCTTATGAGCAGCTTTTTTCTTTAAGTATAAAAGAGATTAACGCTTTACTTAAAGGCCATCAGACAGACTATAAAGACCTAATAGAAAGCCTTAGAGTACACGCTTTAATTGGATTGCAACCACATTTAAAAAAGGGTGCAAATTTAAGTCCTTCTAAAATATGGCCTTTACCATGGGATTATATTCCAAATGCTTTGAAGTCAACGGCCGAAGACTTTGCTAAAGCAAAGAAATTGTTGGAAATTGCAAGTAAACTAGAAAAAAATGTCAAATCCAAGAATAGAAGTTGACTTTGCTGTAAATGTTGAAGGGGTATCAAAAGGAGTTACCTCGGCAACAAGCCAGCTCGATAAATTAGGAGCAGCTGCACAATCTACTGCGCCTAAATTTGAGCAATTATCAAAAGCTACTAGTAGATATAATGGTATAGGAATTGATTTTGCTAGAGTAATTCAAGATGCACCTTTTGGAATTATTGGTGTTGGTAACAACATCCAACAATTGGCTCAATCATATGCAACTTTAGGAAGTGCTGGAGATTCAACAAGTAAAAAATTAAAATTAGCATTTGGTGCAATATTTAGCACTGGTAATCTTTTGGTTTTAGCTGTTTCTGCTATAACAACTGCGTTGACTTTTTATGAAAAAGGTGCTTTTAAATCTGAGGATGCAACAAAAACCTTAAATGATGAATTAGAAAAATACAGAGAAAATTTACAGGGAATTGCAAAGGCAAATTTAGAAGGAATTAAAAATGCTCAAAGTGAAATTTCCAACTTTAAATTATTACAAGCTCAAGCTGAAAATACTAATATTTCATATGAAAAAAGAATTGAAGCTGTTGAAAAATTAAAAAAACAATATCCTGAGTATTTAAAAAATTTGACCGATGAACAAATTTTAACAGGAAATGTTGGCACAGCTTACGATAATTTAACTGCTAGTATAATAGCTACTGCTAAAGCTAAAGCATTTCAGTCCCAAATTGGAGCTAATGCGCTAAACCAAGCAACTTTAGCGGCACAAATTGAAGAGAATTTGCTGACAATTAAGGAAAAGCAAATTGAAAAAGCTGATATTTTAGCACAATCCGAAAAATTTAATGCAAGGGATAAACAAGATTTCTTAACTAAAGCACAAGTATTACAAAAACAAATTAATGATTTAGAAAATCAAAATGTTAACAACAAAAAAGAAAGCAATAAATTAGATCAAGAAAATAACAAATTAGCAGAAGAAATTAATAAAAAAGTTAGCCAAGGTGCTGATTTTGTAAATGATACTGGTAAAGCTATTAAATCAAACAAGGATGCTTTAAAAGAATATTCTAAAGGTTGGGATGATTTTAATTTAGGACAACAAACCGCTCAAGAATTACAAGATAAGTTAACAATTAGTACAAAAGATTTTGAAAAAACTATATTAGCTGCTTTATCATCTTATCAAAAAATAGAAAGTAAAGAGGTTAAAATAAAAACAGAAGTTGAAGGATTTGAACCTGAAACCGCTGGCCCAAGACCATTTGAAGTTTTCCTAGATGATGTAGCTTATCAACTTGATAAACTACCTGAATTAGAAACAAGAGTAGCAGAATTTGCTAAAACAATTAATGATTTAATAAAAGGCAACGTAACAGATGCATTTATTGATTTAGGTTACACAATTGGAGAAACCTTGGCTACCGGAGGTAATCTATTAACAGCAATTGGAGGTTCCTTATTAAAATCTTTTGGTAGATTTTTAGGCCAATTTGGACAGCAGTTAATTGCCTATGGTGTTGCTGCTTCAGCATTTGGAAAAGTAAGTGCCGCGTTAGCCAATCCAGCTACTGCAATCATTGCAGCTCCTTTAGCCATTGCTGCTGGTATTGCTTTAACTGCAATCGCTGGAGCAATTGGAAGTATGGGTAGCAAAGGCCCAGGTGGCGGAGGTGGCGGAGGTGGAGCTGGAGGAGGATCAGCAGGACAAGGCTCTACATTTACTGGAGGAGGCGCTCAAGGAGGCTTATTCGCTCAAAACAGAGATGTAAGCGGCGAGTTTGTGGTAAGAGGGAACGATTTGGTTTATGTTTTAGGACAAGCAAACAATAAGATAAATAAAGGCTAATGGCTAACGATTATAGATTACTCCTTGCAGTTCGAGAAGGTATTGGAACTATTACGGTTAACGGAGTTGCTCCTTTAGAATTCTATACAGAAGGAGCCACGCTTACAATTGCAGTTGCGCCAGGCTCTGGTTATCATACAGCTATGTGGTATACTTCGCCAGGCAATACTTTCTTATCTTCTAGCTTATCTTTTAGCTACACTATGCCGAGTGAGGATGTTAAAGCATACGTTGTTTTAACTGGCCAAAATGCTCCTGTAAATGACTACGGACTAAAATATGAGGGGGGGTATGCTACGAACTACGGAGGCAATGTTTGGAACTTGCAAATTTATAGAACTGGCTATTCAGGAGCAGTTACTCCTTTGCTTATTAACGATATTACATACAATTGGGGGAATACTGGAAACGATCCATTAGAGACAATAATTGGCTCCTCTGTTGACTTTACAATTGCTGGCGAGACTGGAGATTTTAACGAGTTTCTAGTTGGTGGGAATAGGACTTGGAGAGTTGATTTAAATCAAATCGGAGCCAATAATGATATTACAAACTGGCAACAAGTAAGCAATACAAACAACTTTATAGATGTTGCTTATGGTAATGGAGTTTTTGTTGCTACTAGAACAGATGGAGTACATTACTCAAACGATGGAATAACTTGGAATGCAACTAACCCCGTTGGATTTGTTGGCGGAAAAATTGTTTTCGGAAATGGATTGTTTGTAAATGTTTCCAATTCAGGTGGAAGCGGCCGAGTTTTTACATCTACAGACGGATTTATTTGGACAAGCAGAACGGCGGCCTCAAATGATACTTGGAGCGCAATTACTTACGGTAATGGATTATTTGTTGCGGTTGCAAGCTCTTATACTGTTGGAGGTGGAATTATGACATCTCCCGACGGGATTACATGGACTTTGAGAGTTGGCGTTGGTGGTGGTGGATTTACTGGAGTTACTTATGGAGCTGGCACTTATGTGGCTACTAAAACAGGCTCTCCAGGTACAATGGTTATTTCTTACGATGGTTTTAGTTGGTCTGACCAAACAACTGGAATATCTAGCCTAACCGTATTTTATGCTAATGGTATTTTTACAACTGGCAAGCATTATTCTACAGATGGCTCAACTTGGATTGCAGCAAGCTCTCCAAATTTCCCAGTAAAAATAACTTATGGAAATGGCTATTTTATGGCCGTTACAGACACCGAAATAAAATACCTGTATTCTGTTAATGGGATAAATTGGACGGCTGACACGCCTCCAAACACATCAAATTTTAAAGGTGTAGCGTTTGGAGAGAATACGTTTGTCTCTGTTGGTAGTGGAGGGACAAACAGGATAAACTATGTTTTGTTTGAAGGCGTTCAATCTTTCTTTAGCGGATACATAGCACCCGACTTTATTACATCTCCCTATAAGAGTGGGCCAAAGCTTTTCTCTTTTACTGCGGTTGATGGATTGAAAGGTTTTGATTCAATACGCTCAAACTTTACCTCTTGGCCTGATCCAAGAACTCAAGCCTTATCGGCAGTTGTTGGTGCTTTAAATCAATCTTTTGTAGATCAAAGACCTGTCTTTATTGGTTGCGAAGTACACGAAGCTAGAATGGATTATGACGAAAGCGTTTTCCGTCAATTTAACGTGCCACAAAACGCAATCTTTACGGATGGACTAGACGCTAAATTCAGCAACGGAGTAAGAATTGAAAACGAGCAACTTTACCTAAAGAACACAATCGAAAGAATGGTTAACCCTTTCCTTTGCCGCGTATTTTTGTGGAAAAATCAATTTTACGTTGTGCGATTGACCGAGTTAGGCAAGTTATCTCATAAGATGTACGAATTTTTGCCCGACCTAAGTTTAACAGCAACAAGTACAATTGTTAATGGCGATGATCTAAACGC